TTAGTCAATATGAATGAAATTCTCCTGGCGGCGGGACTTCTTATCCTGGTACATCGCCTCATCGGCAGCGCGTAAGGCCGCTTCAACATCGATACTCTGCGGATCGCAGGTGACCACCCCGAAGCTGGCGCCCTCATAGTCGATACGCTGTTCGCCGAGGAAGTAGACGCCGCACAGAGCCTGACGCAGGGACGTGACATACGCCTGCTGTGCGGCAGGCTGCTGGGCGCTACCGACGATCAAAAACTCATCGCCGCCAAGGCGGCCAACGATATCTTCCCGGCGCGCGACAGCGGTGAGTCGTTTGCCGACCTGCACCAGAAAGCTGTCGCCGCACGGATGGCCGAACCGATCGTTAATGGCTTTGAAACCATCGAGATCGATAAAAATAAGCGAGACCTGCTGCTGCTGGGCGCGGGCGGAGGCAAAGCGTAACGCCAGCTGCTTAAACAGCGCGCGGCGATTGGGAAGCTGGGTGAGCTCATCGGTAGACGAGTGCAGCTCCAGCGCGACGTTTGCCGCCTGCAGCTGTTGCACCAGGGTGTCTTTTTCCACGTAGTGGGAAATGAGCTTCGCAAACAGGCCCATGACCTGTTCGCCTTCGAGGTTATAAGGCTGTTGTTGCCGGCTGGTGGCGCAGAGGGTGCCGAACAGAGAGCCGTCGGCCAGGCGGACGGGAATGCTTAAAAAAGTAGCGATTCCCAGCTCCTGGGCGGCGATGCAGGAGTGCCAGCGGTTGGCAACGTCATTGCTAAACGTACACTGATCCTCAAGGGCGCGTTTGCACAGGGATTCATCCCAGGGGACGGAAAATCCTTCCGGGATCTGCATTTCGCTGCTGTTGTGGGCGAACATGATCTGCTGCCGCTGGGCGTTGGTATCAATGCGGGTGAGGTAGGTGGACTCCATTCGGGTCACCGCCTCCAGCATCTCCAGCAGCTGGCGCACCAGGGTTTCCAGGGACTGTTCCGCAGCGAGGGTTTGCGACACCCGGGCAAGAATAAAATCTGACATGAATAATACAGCTCCAGCACGCCAAACGTCACCCCAGCATATTGGGCTGCAAACGGACATCAGCGTCAAATAAACAGTGATATTTTTAAATTTATCACATCTGTCTGGGGAATACTTGTCCACGCGGTGGGAAAAAAAGCCCCGTCGGGTGCGTTGGAGACACCCGGAACAAGGGGCTTTCAACGGTACAATGCGGAGTTGCGCGGCACGCAAGACCATTGAAAGCCATAACTAATTACCCATCTGTGGACATTATGTGGACGTTTCACACATCAGCGCTACCTCTCAGCGGGTTAAGCGAGATCGCGTCCTGAAGATATTCCGGTGCAAAGTGAGCGTAGGCCATAGTTTGCTCAATTCGCGCATGTCCTAAGATCCTCTGTAATGTAATTATGCTCCCCCCATTAATCATAAAATGCGTCGCGAAACTGTGGCGTAGTGCATGCGTCGCCTGGCCGGTCGGAAGATCAGGTTTTACCTCCCTGAGTATCTGCCTGAAGTCAGAATAAGACGCCTTACCAAATAACAACCCTCGCTTACCATCCGCTATGAGTTTTGCCACTTCCGCTGAAACTGGAACAGTCCGCTGCTTGTTACTCTTGGTTTTAACGAACGTCACACGGTTCTGTATGATGTGTTCCGCCTTGAGTCGAGCCGCTTCGCCCCAGCGAGCACCAGTACTTAAACACAGAACAGCTATCTTCTTGTTGTCGCCATCCAGTTTAAAGAGCAAGTGCTTGATTTCGTCCTCTGTCAGATAGCCAGTTTCTGGGACTTCTTCTTTCAACTTCTTCCGCCCTCTGATCGGATGTTCACCCGAAAACAACTCGGCCTCGATAAGAGCTGTGAACATACCACTGATGCTGTTGAGATCGCGGTTAATGGTGGAAGCTTTGATGCCCTGGCTTCTTCTTGCCGCGTAATACTGACTAATCAGCGCTTTTGTAATCTGAAAAGCACAAGGATCGTCTGTAATCCTGCAAAAAATATCTAACTTGTTGCGGTTTATCCGACCGTGCTCCTCATGCTTGCCTTTCAAATTCCACCAAAGCTGTATCAGTTCAGACAGATGCCGCTTATCCGTCGGTTTTGATAACCATTCTTTGGTGTGGTGGTTAAACTGGGTATGCTTCTCGAAAGCTACCGCTTCACTTTTCTTATCAAACTTCCTGCGGATACGCTTTCCATTGCGACCAGCAGGCCTGATGTCCACTTCATATCGACCATCATCGAGTTTCTTAATAGTCATAAGAAAACCCTCCGATGGGTGCGTTTGCCTTTCGGCCTCAACGCGTTGCAATTATGTGATGAATACTTTTCGACCAATAATAGACATTTGAAATGTATGTAGGACTGGTTAATTGTTAACCAGTCTTTTGGTCTGAGTGCTGCGAGGTTGTTAAGTCTTGCCCAAAGTGTGCGAGGGCCGGTGCGATTTGACCGGCTTCAGGCGAAACCTGATCGGTCATAAACCACAGTGTGTATTTCACAAATCTAGGGTGTTGGAAGATTTTCATGATTGGTTCAAGGCTCGCACTTTTTGTACCAGCCTCATAGCCAGAAAGTGTGCTGTAAATTACTCCTGTTAACTCGCTGAATTGCCTACGATTAAGCCGTTCTGACTCCCTGATAAGCTTCAACTTCTCTGAAATAGGGATTGACATAAAAACCTCTTTGGGAAAATATTACGCGTATGGATAATAAATTTTCATTTGAGTAAGTGTCTTAACGGGCAATTAAAACCCATTAAGAGCAATTAATTACCCTAAAGGAGAATGTAACAGATGAGCAAACAGCTTGTAAGTAGCACGGATGCTGTGCCTTATCAGGAGTTCGCCAGACTCATCGGGAAAACCCCTGCTGCGGTGAAGGGCATGATCGAAAAAGGGAAGCTTCCTGTAATCGAGATGACCGACCCTCAATCTACTTCCGGCCGCGCGGGCGAGTACTGGGTTTACCTTCCAGCCTGGAACAACGGCATGAAACTGGCCTACGAAAGTCGTCCAAAGGAGATCAGGGAAGGGTGGTTGATGTGGCTTGGTCTCGGTGAGCCAGGTCGATAGCCGGTTTCAGGAGAGGAAACATGAAGAACGGTAGCCGCGGATCAGTATCACAGCTCAATAGCAAAACCAGCCTCTACTGTGGTTTTACTATTCTGAAACTCCCACGCAAAAAACCGTACAACCGCCAGCGCTATCAAATTACGCACACAGGCCATTATTACGGCATCGACTTTGCTTTATCAGAAGCATGCCGAACGATTGACAGAATCATGAGTAAAAAGCGGTTTATTGCTTTTTAATCTCTGGGGGCGAAAATGAAACTCGAATATGCAGACAAAATTAACTCGCTTTTACAATGCTTCCATTTCAATAAAGAGTTTCTGGAATGGAATCATGATTACTCTCTCCAGCTTTTACGCCACGGCGTATCCCACCTCTATCATTTCGCGATGCTTCAAGGCGAGAATGATGAATGCACTCTTGAAGAACTCCGCAACATCATTATTGCCGTGACCGATGGCGACATCCCTAAACCATACGACCTGCTATCCCTCGACGCTGAGCAACTGAAGAAGGCTATGGTGTTTGCCAAGACGCCGGCGGTAACCGTAGAAGTTACACCGGAGATCTTGCAACACCTGAAACTGGGAGCTAAAGCCTCCTGGCGGCTCGAGCCACCTCGCTTTAACTGATCATCGGAGTACGCCATGTTCACCGAAGAAAAAACATCTTGGGAACAGGAAATGCTGATCCGAGAGGCAATGGAAAGTGCAGAGCATGGGTTCACTGTACATCTAAAAAACGGTGCTCGTATCACCATTACTTCAAAAAGCCCGACTAAAGATTTAATAATTTTTGGGCTAGAAAAGGCAATTCGCGGTAATCACGAACGCGCTCGAATGACCTTTATTGATTTCATGTATTACTGGCATGAAAGAATATTTAAGCAGATTAAAAGAAAACCGCGTTCAAACAATTAACTAACCCACCTTAAAAATAACGGCATTCACTTTGCCGGGGATTCGTTTTGCCTTTATCAGGAGGTTGCATGTCGGTTACGTCAATAAAGCCGGAAGGCGGAATAAGCGATCCAGAGTTTATGGGAATCAGCACCAATGCGCGCAAAGGCGAGCGCGCCCATTTACTCGGATTGCTGCGCATCCGTATGGGCCTGCTGAAAGAGCAAGGCCTTACCCCCGAAGAGATTTATTCAGCACTTGAGCAGTGGATAGCCAACCACGAAACAATCACCAGCGAGGGCAGTAGACCATGAATCACTTAATGATCGATTTGATTAACGTTAATAAGAAACCGTCATCACCTCTGTGTGCCATTGAAGCTGTGTTTTTTGAGCCCTCAACAGGGCAGATCGGAAAGGTTTTTTATTCTTCGATAGACATTCGTAAATCTGAAAGCTTGAAGGGCCGTATCAGCATTAGTACGGCATTCGATTGGATGAAAAAAGACTCTCACTGGCGCGCCGAAGTAATGAGCGCAACCGAAGCTGAAGAAGATGCACTTTGCAGCCTTGCTGCTTTCATCGCCGACAATACCTGTCCCCGGAACGCGGCGTTATTCGTATGGTTCAAAGATGTCCCGGAAAAACTGGTTTCACTTCGTTATGCCGTGGATCGCTTAGAGGTGTCAGGCATTTTCCCTGAAGGCACAAAATACCGCTGCATTCGTTCACTTCTCGACCTTGCTGCTGCCACAGACTATGCGCCTCATGCGAGAAGCGCCCTGGCACGTTACACGCTCACTGACGCGCGATATCAAGCAGAGCAAGTCTGCGAAATCTGGCAGCGCTTGACCTCTCCACACACTGGATCGCTATGAGGGCCGCCATGCATTCGCATCTGTCTGTTGTTTGTAACGCGCCGTTGCCGGTTTGTAAGAGGGCGCTTGCCGCCCTGAATTGCTTTGCTCGTGGACAGCGTAATTACACCCGAGTCAAGCCACACGCCTATCTCGTGATCCGCATTGGCCTCCGTTGGCGTTTGCTCAGCAAAAACGGTGGTAAGCAGTGGCGACTGATGACCCATGAAACCTATAACCAGGAATGCCGCAAATGATTAAGTCACCTCTTAAGTGGGCTGGCGGTAAAACCCGCGTGTTGCCGGAGCTGCTGAAGCACTTACCTAAAGCCGATTGCTTGATTGAGCCCTTTGTAGGCAGTGGCACAGTCTTTATGAATACGGAATACCGCCGCTATGTGCTTTGTGACAGCAATCGCGCATTGATCAATTTCTTCCTCGCGCTCAGGGAAGACCCTGAAAGATTGATACTGATCGCCAAGAACGTATTCAGAAATGGCAATAACGAAGATAGCTATTACGAAGAGCGCAAGTTGTTCAACCACCTGTCGTGGGATGACGAGTGTGCAGATGATTACGTTGTACGGTGGGCTGCATCATTTTTATACCTGAACCGCCACTGCTTTAACGGGCTTTATCGCACCAACAGGGATGGCGGTTTCAATGTTCCATTTGGCAGCTATAAGGCGCCTTATTTTCCAGAAGCAGAAATGCGCCTATTTGCCGAAAAGGCGCGGGATACTCACGCGCTCTTTCTTTGTCATGATTTTCGTACTTCCATTTCGTACGTCGCCAGGAATCGCCTGGACTCCGTGATTTACTGCGATCCACCGTACATCCCGACTAGCAAAACAGCCAATTTTACCGCTTACGGCAAGCCATTTACCCTGGACGATCACCGCGCTTTGGTTACGGCGCTACTGGACGTTAATCGCCGGCATGGCATGCGCTCGGTCATCTCAAATAGCGACACACCAGAAACCCGCGAGATCTATTCCGCTTTCAATCTCCACGCCTTCAGAGTTCGACGTTCCGTTAGCGCCAAAACCCGCGATATGACCGGTGAAGTGATTGGCGTTCTTCGCGTGTGTGGTGGTTGCGGTCGTTCTGGTGGTGGAGGTTGCCCGGACTGTGGGGCGGTAATGGGCGATGCGACACATGCCGAAATGTTTGGCGCGCCGGCTTGTTGTGGCGTTGACCTGGCAAAATAAGATAACGACGGTGAGCTATGCCTGACTCCACATCCCTGGCATGGAGCTGGAATGCCAGAAAGCAGCCAGTAAACCCTTATGCTGTTGATGTGCCTGCACGGAAACCCTCTGCGCTGGCCGTCTGGGTTGCGCTTTATGAGCAGGATAAAAGCGATCAACGTGAGCAGGCTGAAGCAATGAGTCGTGCAGCAGAAGAGTACCTCTTTTCTGTTGCACATTGCGATCCCTGGCACTATGACGAATTGAATGATGCGCTGATTGAGAAGGCTAAGCGACATGCAGAACTCCATCGTGTTGATCCTCTTACCCTGATTCGCGATGACGTCGCCAGCTTGCCTGGTTTCCTGCGCAAGCCGCTGGAAACAAGGATTAAGTATTTGGAAAAATCAGAAGATCCGCGCCATTTGCCTACCTATCTGAATGAGGTCATTACTCCCTCATTAGTGAGAATTGACAGGGTCCGTGCTAACCAGGCGTCGCTGTCATTCAAGGCCATGGCTGGCAGGGATAGCCTTGATCAACTCCTTCGACTTGCTGAACTGAATCAGCGGGAGGTTAAGCGGCTTTCAACGCTGGTCGCAGCGCACATTGATATGATTTTTATCCAGCTTTGCGGTGAGATGCTGACCGATGAATTAGCTTCTCCCATCGTAATACTGGAGCTCTATCGTCGTGTGGCGGCCGAAGTGTCACGCCTTGATGTTATCCCGCCGGGTTATGAAGCGCTCCGCAGCAAACATAATCGCCGCAACCCGATTAATTACGAGCTGATACCGGGCGCGCTTGCCCGTATGCGTTGTGCTGACTGGTGGCAACGTAAGCTGTGGCAACTCCGCAACGAATGGCGGGAAGAGTTACTTCGGGCTGCGTGCCTTGTTCATCGGCACGCATCACCTTATGTCAGCCATGACATTCTGTTGCAGAAGCGGGAACAACGCCGTAAGGCGATGGATTTTTTCCGCAACCATGATCTGATTAACGAAGATGGCGACACGCTCAGCATGGAGGATGTGGTGCTTGCAAGTGCCAGCAATCCAGCGCACCGTCGTAATGAGATGATGGCCTGTGTCAAAGGCCTGGAATTGATAGCTGAAATGCGTGGCGACTGCGCCATGTTCTATACCATCACCTGTCCTTCTAAGTACCACGCCACACTGATGAACGGGAAGCCTAACCCTACATGGGATCACTCGACAGTTAGGAAAAGCAGCGACTATCTGGTTGATACGTTTGCGGCATTCCGTAAGGCAATGCACAAAAAAGAGCTGCGCTGGTACGGCGTCCGCGTAGCCGAACCACATCACGATGGCACTGTGCACTGGCATTTATTGTGTTTTATGCGCAAAAAACATCGACGTGCAATCACAGAGCTGCTGCGTCGTTTCGCTATCCGAGAAGATCGCGCCGAACTTGGCAATAACACTGGCGCTCGTTTCAAGTCAAAGCTGATAGACCCGCGAAAGGGGACTCCGGCCAGCTATATTGCAAAGTACGTCAGTAAAAACATCGATGGGCGTGGGCTGGGTGACACCGTCAGCAAGGAGACGGGTAAATCACTACGTGATAGTGCCGAGCACGTCACTGCGTGGGCATCGTTGCACCGTGTTCAACAATTTCGTTTTTTTGGGATTCCAGGCCGCCAGGCGTACCGCGAGTTACGATTGTTCGCATCGCAGGCAACTCGTGCAATGAAAACCAGCAAACCGGGCGCTCCGGTACTTATGGATCCAAAACTGGACGCTGTGCTCGCTGCTGCTGATGTTGGCTGTTTTGCCACTTACATCATGAAGCAGGGCGGTGTACTTGTTCCCCGCAAAAATTACCTCATTCATACCGCCTACGAGCCGACAGTCGAACCAGGAACCTATGGCGATCACGGGATTCGTATTTACGGCATTTGGTCGCCAATCACCGGTAAGGAAAACAAAATATGCACGCATGTCCATACCTGGAAGATGGTGAAGAAGGCTTCCGCTAACCCAGGCGCTGAAAGCGCCGCCCAGGGCGACCCCGTCGCCCCTTGGACTCGTGGCAATAACTGTCCCCCAAACCAAAAAACCCGCAAAAAAGAGATGGTAACTGACGTTGCTATACCCGAGATAATGACCCCTGGAGAAGGAATAGGATCGCTTGATGTGAGTAAACTACCCGCAAAAGAGCGCCGGGCTGTTCTGAGAAGGATTACAGAGGAGATTTATAACAAAAAGAAAGCGCAGGGCCACGTAGAATCACGCAACTACTCCCCGCTTGAGATCTTGTTGAGCGATTTTGCTTCATCTATTGGTATCGAACTTAGAGAATCCCAAGTTAATCATTTACTCAATGGTAAACGCATACGTTATGGTGATCGCATTTACTACGCGACTCACGATGGGGCGCTGCGCAGTATGGAACCAGAGAATTCAGATGTTCAGATTCGGAACGTGTGGAAACTGTTGAAAAAACACAATAAAGTAGATGTAGGTCACATCACAGATAATCCAGTAGGGCATTATTCCGACATGCTCAGGAAACTGGACCCTAGGGGATGGACGGTACTCTTTGGGGAAGATAAGAACAGGGGGTGAACATGTATGACGATTATGATCAGCGGGAGGCGAATATTGCCAGCTTCCTGTCGAACAAAATAAAACGATGCATCAAATGTGGGCATGAGCTGGACTACAAAGAGAAGTTTTATTACACAGATCGAATCTGCAATCTCTGCCGCGGGCTTCAACCGTTCGATAGTGAGGGCGTTCCGGAGGTAGAATCTGAGGGTAAGTCACCTTTTCCAATTATTAATCTCGATTTATCAAAGTATGAGGACAAAGGGCAGCAAAACAGGTCTGATTTTGAGAAGCAGGTCTTTAGCCGTTATCCCGAATGGCAATTGTTACGAGAAAAAGCGGAAAAAGATTGGGATGCAGCTCATCCACGGCCTGAAGAAATAAACTTTGTTACTCAAATTTCTAGTTATAGTTTGATCATTACTGATGAACGCATAGCTGAGCTTATTAATCAGTATGATGCGAATGGGACAGTCAGCATCAAAGTTGAAGAGTTAATTTCATTGCTTTGGGAAATAAGAGAATACAGGAAAATTTAAACACGATATTATGAATTAAATTTTAACTGGTTGGTGCTAAGATGATGGGGTACAATTTAGGCCATTGAGGTGAACTTATAATTTGGAGCCCGGTCAATAATTGTATAGGGAACACCGATACGGACGAAAAAACTCTGACGGAAAGGACAGGAGTTACACTGAATACCGAGGGCTCGAGATATTATTCACGCCAGTAAAAGTCAGAAAACACCAAAATACCCTAAAATACCCCTTCCATGAAGATTCTAAGAAAGCTTTAGCTCGTGCTACGCGTAGTCTGCACACGACTATTAATGATGGAATTGCAATAATGATGCTTACTGCTTATCACTACGAATTAAGCTTGGATGCAAGTGATTAAGTAATATAATTCAGCCCTAATAAGACACAACCAATTACAGAATTATATAGTGTAATTTGTAATTTAGTAGATAAAGGTGATATTACACTCCTCTGTCAAATTAAGTAATTTCTAAAGTAAAGCTGGGGGTGTGGATATTTCCAGTGATTATGGGGAGGGATGTACTTGAATGAGAGACTGAATCATTCAGTCATACAATGACTAGGTGAAAATACTAGGCTCATTATTATAATTATCTCAATGGCTGAGATTAAGTAACAACTTAATCTCAGCATTTAACTCAATCTTGTTTAATCCAATTTATTATTTCTTTGATTTTTGCATCCATCAAATCATCCATAATAAATTTTCGTACACTTGGTTTATATTCCTTTGCTATTTCATAAAATGTATCAACATTTTTTGTTGTAGAAACAATCAGAAAGCCCTGCCTTAGTGCTTTATTAAAGTTACTTTCTTTTAGTTTAGGGATGTTTTTGGAAAATGTAATGTGCGAAGTGTTGTTGTCACGAAATCGTCCAGCTCGAAAAAATGAACCCAAATATTTTACAAGGTCATGTTTTATTTTTTCTTCGCTTACTTCTGACAGTTGGCTAAAATTCGAAATAGAATGTTCAATATCACCCATTTCGCAGCTGTTTTTATCGAAGTCAGCGTTTAAAATATTTGAGTTTTTAATATTTTCATTATGGCATTTTAAAAATTTACAAAATTCAAATTTAGCGCCGTCAAAATTTGAATTTAAAAATCTGGGGTAATTCCTAAAATGGCTGTATCTTACAGTTGTATTGGAGAAATCAAGATTACCAACATCCCCATTAATGAACATTTTATTTATAAAGCCGTCATTGGAATAAATATCCATCATTATTTCACAAAAGGTTGATGGCGATGATATATTTATTTTATTGATTATTGTATTCAATTTCTCTAAAGTTAGGAGCTTTTCGTTACGCTCTTTATCATAGTGAATGTCATTTTCTACGATTGTTGATTTTAATTCGCTTATCATATTTTTTATTTTTGGGATATAATCAATGTTCGAAACAAATTCGATGATGCTTTTCATTTCGTAAGAGTCATCACCGATCCGTGATAATATTCTCCAAAATGTTGCGTTAAGAGGTTTTCCTGTAAAATAGTAGAACAAATCAAGAGTTGTGAAATATGACTTCAGAAATCCATATCTTAAAGAAATGGTATCAGTATGAACTTTAAGAAGAGGGTTCTTCTTAAGCAGGTTGATATATAAATCAACATCTCGATCATAATTAATAGAAATTATTTCACAGAAATCAGCTGTTTTCCAGCTATCATGTTGATCAGAACAAAGATCAATGAAAGTTCTTATCATTGATTCTGGTGTCTCATTGAAATTGTGTCGTCTTTTTTCTCGTTTAAATATTGAAAAAATAAGATGATCATTGAGCTTGTTTAATGAAGGATAACTAGTATTAGATTCTAGCAATTCAAAATGAAGTTCACTGTTTTCATCTTCATCAAGATTATCTTCATACATTGTTGATATAACATCGACGAAAAAAGGAATTACACGATGCTCTTCATACAATGAACTGTTTTCGATTTTTGATGTTATTACATTAACAATTCTATCTGCTGATTTATATTTGCTAAACCGTTGGTTAAGATAAGCCTTGCAATTATCTGTTTTGAAACCTAATAGTGTGCATTTATTGATGTTAAGTGATTCCAGATAAGTCTCAGAGAATGCAATATCATCTCTACTTGTTAAAATAAAATAACTGTCTCCTAATTCTGCATTAAATGCAGAAATGGATGATAAAAAAAGGTTTAAATCAAATTGTTCCGAAAATATTGATGTGAATTCATCTAAACCATCTATAATTATAATTATTTTACCGGACAGAATACAAGCATCAAATGTTTTTTTATCAAAGATATTAGAGATTTCTAAATATTTCGCCTCCATTAAATAAAAATCATAAAGGCTGTCGACCGAACCATATAGTCCATTATTTTCATTGATATGGTTTTTAATATCTTCAGAGCTTATATAAACAACAACTTTGCCATTGTTTACTAATTTATTGGCTAGGGATTGACATAAAGATGTTTTCCCAATTCCACCGGAACCAATAATTAAATTTACAGAGTTTCCATTTTCTTTATTCTTAGTTATATCAAGTAGGTGATTGATTGCGTTTTTAAATACATCTCCATTAGCATCCATTATTTCTTGGTTTGTGTAAAAATCAATCGTTTCTGGGATTGGAAAATGTTTTAATGATGCATCAACGCAAGAATTCCAAATAAAATCATCATATCGATTATTAACCATCTTATAGCCACTGGTTAAGGATGTAAAGTCCTTTATATTACCATGGCTTAAAACGAGATAATTTGCTCGTTCTCCTAAACCCATTTCCTTTATTGTTTCAAGAAGGTTTTTAATGGTTTGGTTTATATTTATATTTGGATGAAATGAAACGATGTAAGATGATACATCTGTGAAATCTTTTATTTCCCAAACTTCATATTTAATTCTATTGTCTTTTGAAAAGTCTGTTTTTTCGGTGACTAATTTTTTATTTTTATAAAAAAGACTAATCAAATCACCCGTTTTCGTAAGTTCAATTAATTGTTCGTTTCGTTTTTTTTTCTCAGGTCTTTTGAATAAAGACTCTCCTGTTAGTTGTTTTTTTAAAGTTAGAACGCTCGTTTTAAATTTGTTATCATCGGTAAAGTCAATATGAAAGTGGCCTTTAAGATATGTGGGTGTTGCTTCTTTCTCTTTAAGGACCACCAAAGATTTTGTTTTTTTGTTTTTTTGTAAGTTGTCCCAGTGTTCAGCTACACCAAGATAAGTCTCTATGCCTACGCCCCCAAGTCTGTCATTAGCTTTATCTTTATATTTGAGGGTGCAAACGTTGATGATATAATTCGATTCAACGACAGCCTTTTCCATATATAAATTTTTATCAATTAAACTATCGAGGTCGTACCCATCCCATACGACATGGAATAGATTTTCACTTTCAAGTTCATCTGCAAGCTTTTTGACCCATAATCGATGTTCTTCACTATCCCAGCTATATGATATGAATACTTTTATTTTATTTTCTTCCATTTTATATATCCTTCGGTACTAAGTTGCTTTAAATATTAAGTTTAAATTAAAACATCTATCTATTTAGTATTCAGTGCTTGATGATTTCGGACCATAATCTGCTCCTACTACTTAGCACAAACACAGTGTCAACTGCTCCTACGCGATGCATAGTTAGCAAGTTGAGCACCCGTGAAACTATACTTCAAGTTTTCCTTACATTGCCAGTACAACAATATCTTTGAGGATAGTTAATAGCGCCACTGTAATGGATTATGGAGTATGGATGAAATTATTTTGTTCTTTAAGTTCAATGGCTTACCGTTCTTCCTTGAATCATTCATGGTGCGGTTGCATCATTATAGCTGTTGGCGTCTCAATGCCAATTTATTGCTTTGAACGGATATTGAACATAGTTAGCGGTTGATGAAATATATGCTGTTATGCAGAGCTCTTTCTTAATATGAATGATCATATTGAGTGGCTTGCGCAAAAACGCCCAAGGTTACACATTATTTAGATGCATTTTCTCCCCTTTAACCCCATGTGCGGCGCGGTGTGGAACCTCTTTTGTGCATGCACGAAAAACGACAGGATTGCTGCGCGCAGGTGACGGGGGGCAAGCCCCCGCAAGCGGGTCAGGGTAGGGAAGGCGGCAGAATACGCAATTTCACGGTTTCTGCGTCACGGTGAGCGGTCGTTTTGGTTGGCGGCATGCCCTTGTGCAGGGAAAAAGCAGCGACGCGCAGAGGGGCGCTGATGCGGGATTTTTTCAGCAGAAAAGATGAGGCCAGCGAAAACGCTGGCCTGTTATAAATGGCTGATGTTGTTTAAAGAAACTGAGTTTTCTGGCGGTTATTTCTCAGCGGTAAGCAATGCGTAAGGGTTAAAGCGGATCACTTCTTCTCCGATCCACTCATTGACCACCTTCAGCGCCTCCATTACGGGCGTCAGCTCGTTGATAGCGTAGACCCGGGCGGCTTTCTCGATATCCCCAAATGAGCCGTTTCCCTCTGGCATGGCGCCCATCAGCTGCGGCGGGATACGGTGCGCTGCGAGTATGTCGTCACGTGTGGCGTTCTTAATGTTGATAAACTCATCTTTCGCCGTGATCTGCTGGAAGGGGAGGATTTGCACGCCGTCTTTGCCGCCGCCTGGCGCATGCAGCAGCAGGTTTTTAAATGCCCCTTTCCCACGCGCACCGGTCAACGTCTCTTTGACTGCCTTCATGCTTTTATCATCAACCTGTCCAGCGCCAATATAGACAATACATCCAGCATGCGATCCGTTGTCGTAGTACAACTTACGGAACATGTCAGCGGAGTGGGCCAGGCTGGCGGCCAGCAGTGCTGCCATATATTCCGGCATACCGTAGACCTCCTGATTAATATCAGGGTTCAGAACGTGACAAACCGTTCCTGATTTGAACGTGTGCTCTTCTTTCCAGCGCCGGATAAACCAGTATTGATCGAGATCTGTGCTCCCACGCCGGGTGTACTTCGCCAGAGAGTGTTTGAAGGGTAGCGGGCCGCCCAGGCGATTACGCGGCAATTCGAGATAGGCATTGCCAAACGTGAACCAGTCCAGCGCAAACGCGGAAAAGGTCTGGCGATTGAGCAGCTTGTGCGGGATAAAGCAGCCGGTGAGCACATTTCGTTTGAAATACAACGCCGACTCATGCCAGGCGCTCTGACGTGGAGCTTTAGCCAGCCCGTAAAAATCCACTGGCGTCTCATAGTATCGCCCGTTGTCCAGGCAATAGAGATTGTCCAGCAAATCGGCCATATCACGCACGGGATAAGGGCCATCAAAGCTGAACGCTGTCAACGCGGGATCGGCCTTCAGTGACTCCGCAATGTCAGAACCGGCGGTGCTGGCTATCGGCTTTTTACCGTATTTCTTTTTCACAGTTACCATCCCATTGCGAAACCACCGCCGCCACTTTCCTGGCCCAACGGTTCATTAATAATCGAAAGCATGGTTGCCCACGCCATATCACCATGGCTTACGCCGCGCGATCGGTCAGTTTCGTAAGTGATGAAACCGCCGGGCGTAACAACTTTGCGAACAGCGTTAAAGGCTCTGACCAGGCCCTGCTCGCTGCGGTCATATTCCCAGCGGCCGGCGCGGATGACCTGCAACATTTTGAGGACAAGGGCGCGCTTGGAAGAGAGGCTCATCTGGTAGCAAATAGCGGCTGGGAACCAATTTTTAACAATCTGCCAGACCGCCTCCCCGACGCCTTGCCCGTCAATGGCGATGTGAGTGACGTTGTAGCGCTCGGCAGCCTCTTTGATGACCGCCGCCTGCTGTTCAAACTCAAGCCCTCGCAGTTGCTTCAATTCAACCGTGCGAAACCGGCCGCCGGCTACAAGGGGAGGGACCGTCACGGACAGAGCACCGGCATCACCATTGCCGCTGCCGCCGTTGGCGTCGTAGCCCAGCCACACCTCACGTTGCCCCATAGGGCGACTGGCGAACGGTTTCCAGTCGGGCCAGTCGTCATACCCGTCAGCGCCGCACCCCAGTAACTGGCTAAGATTGAACGCGCTTTCGCCGTCTTTGACGAACTCGCACATGTACAGGTTTTCAAATTCATCAGGGCTGTTTTCGTCCCGGATTTCATCAATGTCGGTGTAGTCCCAGCCGTTGTTGATAGCGTCCTGAATAGTGACGATCTGCCGCCACGTTTTATCCGGGTAAAGCACGCCGCTATGCGTTTTCTTCCAGGACACGTCGAAATCAACCCGCTGCGCTTTAGGTCGTTTCGCATTCCACCGATCTCCGGTCCAGAACTGATAGGCTTCATGGCTTTCGCTGGATGGCGTGGAGAAGTACGTGCGCGTTAAGCCTTTGAGCGTTGCCATGGCGCCAGCAACCTTACGCAGATTGATAAAGTTACCGGTCCAGAAAAACTCATCAAATCGCAGGTGCCCGGTGTACGACTGCGCGGTCGCAGCGGATGTCCCGAGAAAATGAAGTTCTGCGCCATTTGACAGCGTGATTTGCTCGCCGCCTTTAAGTTCGACGTCCACCTCTTCAGCCGCTTTGCGGATGAAGTTGCGGAACTGTAGCGCCTGCTTTCGTGATGCTGACAGAAAGATTTGGTTGCGCTGGTAGTCGTGCTTAACGTCTGTTCTCAGTGCGCCCAGCAATGCCTCGCGGGCAAAGTACCAGGTTGCCCCAATCTGCCGTGATTTGAGGATCATCCGGTTACGCTGATCGCGTTGTTCGTACCAGCCGCGCTGATGCCATGCGAGAGAGTCGAGAATTTTTAAGCGCAACGCCTCGATCTGCTCCTCGGAGAAGTGGTTTTTCTTCTTGCGACGACTGGTTTTTTTTACGCCGGTGATAGTGGAGGCCTGCCCGGTATCTAGCTTTTTCAACTGCCGGGTTAACAGATCAATCTCTTTGAAATCGCCACTGGTTTTATTGTCCTTCGCGCTCAGCTGGCAGAGACGAGTATCAATGGATTGCGTCACCCGTTTGATAGGCGTTGTGTCGTCCCACTCGTCACGCTTTTTCCACGAATAAACCGTGTTTGAGTTGATACCCATGAGTCGCGAAATTTCGGCGGGCGGGTAACCCTGCCAGTAGAGCTGCTTTGCCCTCAATCGAATAAACGCATCCTGAATCATCACTTCCCCCTTTTGAGCAGGGAGATTACCTGCGCGCGATCCCCGCGGCTCGGGCTTTCAGGTCTGACCGTTCTCCGACAACAAAACCGCGTGGCGCCGGGCTTTTAGGCTCTGCGATGATGCAGCGACTGACATAAATCAACAGGATAAAACGACATGGCCAGCACGACTAAACCCGCCCGCAAAAAGTTTCGCGTTGCGGTTTCCGGCGCCACCGTTGACGGGCGCGAGATCCAGCCGCAGCACCTCCGCGATGCGGCGGCGAGCTACAACCCGGACGTTTACGGCGCCCGCGTAAACGTGGAGCACTATCTCTCCATGCTTCCTGACAGCAATTTTGGCGCCATGGGGGATGTTGTGGCATTAAGCGCGGAGGATATCACCGAAGGGCCGCTGGCCGGTCGTACGGCGCTCTATGCCGAGATCGACGCGTCGGCACGAATGAAGCAGCTCACCGATGAAGGAAAAAAAATCTATTCCAGTATTGAGCTGCATCCGCAGTTTGCCCTTAACGGCAAGGCGTATGTGGTCGGCCTGGCGATGACCGACACTCCGGCAAGTCTGGGGACTGAGCGCCTTAAATTTGCCGCGCAGCAGCGCGCGCAGGTGATGGCGTTCAATAACCAGCAGATCGAGGCGCCGCTGTTCTCTGATGCGCTTGAAGCTGAAGTGATCGAACTGGCAGCTCATCGCAGCGAGGAGAGCGTCAACTGGTTCAACCGCGTGATGGGCATCCTTGGCAAAGGCCAGAAAACCGACGATCAGCGTTTCAGTCAGTTGCATCAGGTTGTTGAAGCCGTTGCTCAATCTCAGGCAGACCAGATTGACCGGTTCAGTGCCCTGGAACAGAACCGCCAACAGGATAAAGCCACCATTCAGCAACTGACCAGCGAACTTAACGAGCTGCGCGGTCAGCTTCAGCTCCAGCCCGCAGAAAATTACAGCGCACGACCGGCGGCAACCGGCAACAGCAGCGCGCAGCTTGCAGACTTCTAAGAGGTAACCATGGAAAACCAGACCCGCGAACTATTTGATAAGTACATTGTGCGCCAGGCACATCTGAACGGTGTCTCACCCTCAGCCGTTGCCAATCGTTTCAGCGTCGATCCGACTATCCAGCAAAAACTGGAACAGGCCGCCATGGAGTCGGATGACTTCATGAAGCTGGTTAACCACTTTGGGGTTAAAGAGCAGGAAGGGCAGAAAGTAAAAATTGGCAGTAAGGGACCGATGGCGAGCACCAATAACAGCTCGGACGGCACCAACCGCCGTAACCCTGCACCGAACCATAACAAAGAGCCGCAGAACTACCACTGCCGCAAAACCAACTATGACTATGCGCTTTCATATGCGGAGCTGGACGCGTGGGCCGGTCACCCTGAATTTCAGTCATTAATCAGTAATGCGATGGCTCGTCAGTTGGGGCTGGATCGCCAGATGATTGGCTTTAATGGCACGCATTACTCTGAAAACTCCGACCGCACGACCTACCCGTTATTGCAGGATTGCGGCGTTGGCTGGCTGCAAAAAATCCGCAATGAAGCGCCGCAGCGCATTATGCCGGGTATCACGCTGACTTCCCGTGATGAGAATAACGCGGTGATTGCGTCTGGCACATACGGCAATATTGACGCCGCCGTGCTTGATGCGCGCCACAGCCTTATGGATCCCTGGTTCCGCCGCGCTCCCGGCCTGGTGACTGTGCTCTCGTCCGATCTGCTGTTGAAAGTGAACCTGCCGAAAGTGAACGCGCTCAGCCAGACCAATCCGAATACCGAACTTCTGGCCGCGCAGCTCATTGTCAGCCAGGAAAAGATCGGCGGCCTGCCGACGGTCTTTGTCCCGGGCATTCCTGAAGACGTCGTGCTCATCACCAACCTGAAAAACCTCTCTGTGTATTACCAGAAAGGCTCCCTGCGTCGCTCTATCCGCGAAGAGCCGCACTACAACCGCGTGGCGACTTACCAGTCCAGCAATGATGACTATGTCATTGAAGAGTACGGCATGATTGCCATGATCGACGGCGTGACATTCGCCTGATAATCCCCATCACATGGCGGGCAGCAAGCCCGCCCAGGAGAATGAACCCATGCTGACACCGGCACAAAGACACTTTCAGAAGGTCATGGCAGAGAGGCGGGGCATCAGTGATGAGCGTGACGCGGAGACGCGCACCGCGCATGAGCAGATCCTCTTTCGCCTGCATATGCATAAATCTTCGCTAAGCCAAATCCAGTCCCGCCAGGCGAAGGCCGCTGTAAAGGCCAGCATCCTTCCTGAGTTTCAGGGATGGATTGACGGCACGATCGAGGGCGACAGCGGGCGCGCGGATCCGGTCATCACCACGCTGATGGTGTGGGCGGTGGACTGCTCCGACTATGCGCTGGCGCTGCGTATCGGGCGCTATGTCGTTAAGCATGGCCTGAGCATGCCGGATGACAACTATCGCCGCCCGGCACCCACGGTACTGGCCGAGGAAATCTGCAATCCCATTCTGAACCTCGCCACCACGGACGCCGGAGCCGATTTGTCAGGCTATATCCCCATGCTGGACGAGCTGGCCGAAATTGTGGCTGACAGTGATATGCCGGATGAGGTCCGCGCGAAGCTGTGCAAGGTGAGGGCGTTTTGCCGTCGCGACACGGAAGACGCGGAAACCAAAGGCGAAGCGCTGAAACTCTTCCGGGAAGCCATGAGCCTGAACCCGGGGGCCGGTGTGAAACGGGAGATCGCTTCTCTGGTCAGCGCTTTGAAAAAGGCGCCGCAGACCAGCGCGGCAAGTGGTGATGCGGAAGATGAGACTTCATCCAGCGATACAGCAGCAACCGAAACACCCGCAACAGAAAAAGCAACACGAACGCGCAAGCAGACGAAAACGGCGGCCGGCACTCAAAAAGCCACCCGCAAAACGGCGGCAAAAAAGACAACGAAAACCGCCACAAAGTAAACGCCTGAGCGTAATGAACTGGCCCCGCGCCACAGGCGGCGCGCCCGGCGATCTGCCTGTGAAGCGGTCTTTTTACCGGACGCCCACCGCCTGACCTACCGGAGAAACGACGATGAGTTTTATCGCACAGCGCCCCGTCAGACCTGCTGAAAGTGATGTGACAGACGTGGACGACGGCGGCGCACAGATTGCCATCGGCACTTTCTGGCCGACGGTAAAACTCCACGATCTGCGCCTGGCTGCCCGCATCGCCGGTGACATTACAACATCCCGATTAATGCATATGGCAACGGAGGCCGCGCTGCATGTCGCGGATCAATTGAAGGACTGGCGCAAGCAAAGGGAAGCGGAAGGTGCGGAATCTCTGGCCTCTGTGCTGCTGACTTCTGTCGGTGAACCTGTCGAGCAGATTAACGGCGAAAGCGCAAAAGTTTACCGCTTCCGGCGTGCGGTCTACTCCTTCACGCGCGCCAGCGTACTGGAGGGTTACAGGGATGTTGGCACCACGCCAAAAGGTGACAAAGACGCCGAAGCCCTGGACAGGCAAATAGATGATCTCTGGCGGGACGGGCGCTGGAGTATCGCTGACATTCGGGAAGAAGCCCGGATCTATGCGGAGCTGTTCTGATGAAAGTCAGGGCGCTGCAAAACGACACGGTTGATCAGCTTTGCTGGCGTCATTACGGCAAAACCGCAGGTGTCACGGAGAAGGTGCTCGAAGCCAATCCGGGACTGAGCAACCAGATATTTTTGAATGCCGGGCAGGAGATCGAAATGCCCGTGATAACCAGCGAGGTGGAACGGGTAACCGTCCAGTTATGGGAATGACTCTGGATCGTATTAACGAATATTTTGCGTTTGCAACATCCGCCCTGGTGACCGGCGTGGGCGTGATGACCGTCAGCGAAAAGCTGGCACTGGCTGGACTTCTTCTGGGGATTGTTTCCGCCGTCCGGCTGGCGATTCACCGCCGCCGCATTGAGCAGGCCAGCCAGCGCCGTAACGATTTGATCGAGCAGATTCTCCGCCAGGCGCAAACCCGCAACCTGTCGGACCGCGAGCGGCAGTTGCTGGAGCAACTGCACGGAGACAAACCTGCATGAAGAACATCATCAAAAAATGTTCGATTGCGGTGATAGTGGCTCTGGGCATTTCGCTGGCGCCCGGGAGCGTCAGAACATCGAAAGAAGGGCAGCAGAAAATTGCAGGTTGGGAAGACTGCCGCAGCACGCCTTATTACTGCACGGCGGGGGTGTTGACGGTTGGCATTGGCTCCACGGGCGGCGTGGAAAACCGCGAATACAGCAACCAGGAAATAGCGCGGCGCTGGATCAACGATCTGCAACGGGCGGAGAACTGCATCAATAACAATTTCCATGGTGCCGACATGCCGCAACTCACCTTTGAGGCTATGACGGATGCGGCCCTGAATCTGGGCTGCACCGGGCTGATGTGGTTCACCGATAAAAACGGACGCAAGCAGAGGACCACGATCTGGAAGCATGCCCAGGCCAGACAATGGCCGCAGATGTGCAACAGGCTGACTGATTTCGTCAATGTGGGCGGTAAGCGCTCCGCCGGCCTGGTTAACCGGCGCAATGATTTTAAAGCCTGGTGCCTGCTGGGCCTGAGTACGCCGTCATGAGGGCGGGCAGTGTGATTGTGATGCTTGTCCTTCTGGCTGCTGTCTGGTGGCAGACCGACCAGCTGAGCGAGGCCCGGACCCGCAACAAGCTGCTGACCGAAACGGCGACCGGTTACGACCAGGTTATTCAGGAAGTGAAGGCGACCGCCATACAGACCCACAAATTACTGGCAGAGGTGAAAGTCCGTGAGCAACAGCGTAATGCAGAAGGGGAGCGCCGACGTGAAGCAATGCAGGCCGCGTTCAATGGTGACGCGTGCGCTGTTACTCCTGTGCCTGACGCTGTCAGTCGCAGCCTGCAAAAACGCGCCGCCCGCGCCGGTCATTCAGCTGGTCCGTGAACCCGTCCCGGAGAGTCTGACCGAAGAGACACCACGCCCTGCGCTGGATAAGCCAGTGACCTGGGGCGCGGTGGCGATATTCAGCGACAGGCTGATGGATGCGCTTGATGCCTGCAATGCTGACAAAGCGGCGATCCGCCAGTGGGACAGCCTGCGCCAGAACACCCGAAAGGAGCCATAAATGCTGAAGATAAACACACTCCGCGCCGCCATAGAGAAAGCAAACACCTGGTGCCGGGCGAACCCGGAAGCCTGGACGGTGTTTGTTGAAGAGGGTGGCATTGAAACCACCGGTGAAACACCGTCTTTCATGTATCGCTATTCTCTGGTGCTGTTCGTCATGAACTACGCCGGGAGCATTGACGACTTCACGCTGCCGCTGATGGCTTGGCTCTGGTTTAATCAGCCCGATCTGCTGCTGAACCCGGATAAAAACCAGCAGATAAAATTCACCACACTGATTAACAACGACGACACCGCCGATCTGATGTTTGAGCTGCCGGTGCGTCAGCGGGTACTGGTTCAACTGGATGAAAACGGCGTGCCGTGCGCCGAGCATTTGCCGGAGCCGCGCCCGCGCGTGCTGGCCCCCCACGCCACAGGCTGGGGGCTGGTATTTGAAGGTATGCTTCAGGAGGCCGGAGCGTGAGCGATCGGATGTTCAGCGAGCTGGATCAGGTCTTTCAGGACATTCTCGACGGCGTCAGCCCGGCGGGGCGCACCCGTACTGCGCGCAAAATTGGTCTGGCATTGCGCCGTAGTCAACAACGCCGCATCGCATCACAGAAAAACCCGGACGGCAGGCGCTACACGGCACGCCGCCGCAAAGTTTACCGCACCCAGCAGGGGATCAAGTTCGTCTGGAATAATGAGGTCCGGGCGCTGAAAAACTGGCGGGGCGGGCGCGGTAAATATGGCCGGACAATCACGGGCTTTGATGAGAAACGCAGCGGTATACGCACCTTCTACCGGGCCGATATCGAGCGCTATCTGGAAATCAAAACGCAATCAGCGACGCAGACAGAGACAAAAAAAGTGCCGATGTTTACCCGCCTGCGCACCCTGCGTTTTATGAAAGTCAGACCGGACGCGGGCGGCGTCACCGTAGGATTTGATGGCATCGCCGCGCGCATTGCCCGTATTCACCAGTACGGCCTCCAGGATGAAGTTGGCCCGGGCGCTTACGCGCAGTACCCTGCGCGCGAACTGCTGGGCATGACCCCGGCAGACCTGATCGCTACGGAAAACGCTGTTATCAGCAGTCTGGGCGGTGCGTCATGAATGCCGAGCTGATGCGCCTGCTGGAAAATATTCTGCGCCAGGGTGTGGTGGAGCAAATCAGCGCCGACAAGAAAGCGGTGCGCGTTCGCTCCGGCAGGTTGCTGACCACCTGGATCCGCTGGAACGTCACCCGCGCCGGGGCGTTCAGCATCTGGCTGCCGCCCTCGATAGGGGAGCAGGTCTGGATCGGTTGTCCGGGTGGCAACCCTGAAAACGCGTTTGTGATTGGCTCTGCATACAGCGCAGATAACCCGCCAACGGGCAGCAGCCTGCTGGAAATCACCATCACCGCACCGGATGGCGCGCGTCTGCATTACGACGCCGCTGCCGATGCCGGAGCGCTGGCCGTGACCGGCATTAAAACCGCGCATATCCAGGCCGAGACCCGCGTCACGCTGGATACGCCGGAGGTGGAATGCACAAACCACCTCAAAACACGCACTTTCGAACTGACCCACGGCGGCACGATGGCCGGTGATGTGTTCCATTCCGGCGGCGTGTTGCAGTCAAACGGGATCACCGTACATGAACATAAACACGGTGGCGTGCAGTCTGGTGGGAGTACTACAGGAGGCCCGCAATGACAGCCAGTTACACGGGGATGAACCCGGAAGGTACCGGTTCGCTGACCGATCACGATCAGCTCTGGCAGTCTGTGACAAAAATCCTCACCACGCCAACAGGCTCCCGTGTGATGCGCCGGGACTTTGGCAGCGTGGTACCTGATTTACTCGATGCGCCACAAAACGCCGTCACCCGCATGCAGCTGATGGGCGCCACCGCTATTGCGCTGGCGCAGTGGGAGCCGCGGATCAGTCTGACCACCGTCAATGTGGTGTTTTCAGAAACAGGCGCGGTGACTGCTGAACTGGCCGGTACTATCACGGAAACTATGACAGAAACCAGCAACACCATCAGGTTAAGGAGCTTGTGTGCAAACGTCCGTCGATTTATCTCAGATCCCACAACCTGATATCGTCGAGGTGCCGGATTTTGAAACGGCGCTGGCTGATATCCGGGCGCTTATCGTGGCGGCCATGCCTATGGAACTTCAGGCTTCTGTGTCTGCTGCGCTGCTGCTGGAATCTGAACCGATGGCGGCACTGGCCCAGGCATTCACCTATCGCGAGATCCATCTGCTGCAACGTATCAATGAAGCCGTGCGCGCAGTGCTGCTTTCGAGCGCCTTGGGGGCGGATCTCGATCAGGTCGCCGGGAATTTTGACACTGAACGCCTGCTGATTACCGAAGCCACCGACGAGGCTGACGCAGTATATGAAAGCGACGAAGAGCTGCGCGGCCGCACGCTGCTCTCATGGGCTCGCCTGAGCACGGCGGGCGCCAGAAATGCCTATCACTATTTTGCGCGAGGTGCGGATGCGGATGTGCTCGATGTGCGCGCCTATGGCCCTGAAACCCATAACCAGGAAGGACGCGTTTTTCTCTACGTGCTGTCACGTACCGGAGATGGGACTGCCCCGCAGGCGCTGCTTGATAAAGTCCTGTCAGCGGTAAACCCGGAAGACGTGCGTCCGATTACGGATTATGTGGCTGATTATGTCCGCTCCGCTGTGATTGTGAATTATCAGGTGGTTGCTGACATTTACGTCCCTTACGGCGTGGACACCGCCACGGTGCTGGAAAAAGCCACCGCAGCACTGAACGAATACACCGCCTCTGTGCATCTCATCAACGCCACAGCTGCACGGTCGGGCATAGACGGGGCGCTGCATCAGGACGGCGTTGTTACCGTCGATTTGCATTTACCGGCCGCCGACGTCGTTGCGACGATGGGCGAAGCGCCTCATTGCACCTCTGTGAAAATCAATCTTGTGGTGATGGACTATGACCGCTAATTATCCCGCCAGCATTCTGCCACCCAACGCCACCGCCGTGGAGCGGGCCATAGACAGGGCCAGCGCCGCCGCACTGGAGAGGTTGCCGGTATATCTGATCCGTTGGGTTAAAGATCCGGACAGTTGCCCGCTGGCGCTGCTGCCGTGGCTGGCGTGGGAATATCAGGTTGATACCTGGAATATTAACTGGTCAGAACAAAAGAAACGCGATGCGATCAAGCGCGCCCACTACATCCACCGCCATCGTGGTACGGTCGCCGCCGTCCGTCATGCCCTGGTGGACAGTCCTTTCGGGACGGATATTGTTGAATGGTTCAATCAGAACCCGAAAGGGGATCCGTATACCTTTCGCCTGAACGTGTATCAGAACGATTTGCCGGTGACGGAATACGACCAGCAGGATCTAAAACTGGCGGTGCTGCGCGCCAGGAATCTGCGCAGCTGGTTTTCCGTTCATGTATTTGGCCGACTTCAGGGAACCTCGTATGCGGCCGGTTACATGTACGCCACGGAGAAAATCACGCCGCGCTTTGTCCCGTTGCAGGTGGTTTTATCCCGCTACGAGCTGAATCTGGCCCCCGGGGACGCGGAAACGGTCACGGTGACAATTCTCCCCGAATACGCGGAAGATAAAACCTTTACGGTAACTACATCGGATCAAACAATCGCGACCGCCCGGATAGTAAACGGCGATATTCTGGTTACGGGCATGAAGCGAGGTACCTGTTCGGTCACCGTTACGACGACTAATGGCGTCAGTGCGGTGATCAGCATAAAAGTGGTCGCGGTAATGAAGTTCATTACCCGCATCGATAGTGCAACCAGGCCAATATTCTTTGCTCATATGAACGAGGGTTTCACGGTTGACTATGGCGACGGCATTGACAGCCGGGACTACCGTTTCGATCTCGCCAGTGAAGCTTCAGGTTGGGTTATTCCGACACGTGAATTAGTCCTGGGAGAGGAATACACCATCACGGTTAAGAACACGGAAACCGCCTGTCTGCGCAGCCGCTTATCTAACTATTCTTCGAAACTGAACCCTGTTGTGGAATTGATTAGTGTTACAGGGGAAAGAGGTCATCTTTCAGGGTTCGCTTTGGATACCAGCGGATTAATGGCTATTCGTCCCGGAGCATTTGACGATTTGCCAAACGTGAATAACTGCAAAAATATTTTTACCAACTGCTCGTCGCTTGCAGGTATTCCGGCATCGTTGTTTTCTCGCATGAAGATAGAGGATTTTTCAGACGCATTCAGAGGGTGTACATCGCTTACTGAGGTTCCATCGGGGCTATTTGCAAACCAGCCTGATGCGATCGACTTCTCATCGGTATTTGCAGGCTGCACCGGCCTGATCAGTATCGGCAATAATCTGTTCCACAGCTGTGTATCTGCGGTGAATTTCAGTTACGCGTTTGATGGTTGCTCAATGCTTGCAAATATCGGCACGGGAATATTTACAGGATGCGGTTCAGCAGGGACATTCTCTTATAGCTTCAGGGCGTGTAAAAATCTTCTTGTCTTGCCTGCTGATATGTTTGCGGATGTTCCGGGCGGCGCATTCACCGGCGTATTCCAGAATTGTACGGCACTGACGGCAATTCCCGCCAACCTGTTTAAAACATGTTCTGAAGCGAATCATTTTGGCGGTGCATTCACTGGCTGTTCGCAGCTTCTTTCTGTTCCTGCCGGTCTGTTTGCAGGTCTGTCGAAAGTCACCTATTTCGGGACAGTCTTTTCTGGTTGCAGTTCGCTGAAAACGGTCGGCGCGGGTTTATTTGCCGGGTGCAGCCAGGCGCAGACATTCGCCTCTGCATTTTACAGCTGCCGCTCTCTTGAAACTGTAGCGAAAGATATTTTCAGCGGCTGCGTAGAGGTGACGACCTTTGCCAGTACGTTTTATGGGTGCAGCAGCCTGACGGCGCTCCCGTCTTTTACTGACTGCGCGAAAGTCACCACTTTCTCATACGCTTTTGCTAACTGTGGATCGCTCACGAAAATTGATGCTGATGCTTTTGCTGAGAAAGCGCTGGTAACGACATTCACATACGCTTTTGTAAACTGTACTTCGCTGGTTTCTGTGGGGGACGGCGCATTTCGGGGATGTAGCGCGTTAACCAGCCTGGGCTATACGTTTTCAGGTTGCCGCTCTCTGGTTTCTCTCGCGGGAGATATGTTTGCCGGTTGCGCCAAAGTGACAGCCGTCGATTTCTTATTCGACAAGTGCTCCGCGCTGGTTGAACTGCCAAAAGAGCTATTCAGCGACATGGTGTCCTTGAAAGGCATGGGATCGACTTTCCGGGATTGTACTGCACTCATCTCGCTACCATCCGGCCTGCTTGATGGTTGCATCAATCTCACTTCGTTAACGCTGACATTCTCAGGCTGCACCTCACTGGCGTTATTGCCCGGCGATTTGCTGAAAATCAACATTCTTCTGTCCGGCGCCGGATCGACGTTTTACGGTTGCACCTCACTGGTAAATATTCCGCCGACGCTGTTCGCGTCCTGCTCGCTTATTACCTCGTTTGGCGCCACGTTCCAGAATACCGGCGTGGAGGAAATACCGGAAAACCTGTTCAGCGGCAACCCGCTGGTGACCTCTTACGGCCAGACTTTCAGGGGCTGTAAAAACCTGCGCTCAGTGCCAGCCGGTCTTTTTGCCGCCAGCATAAGTGCCACGGTATTCACGAATGTCTTTTCGGAATGCAGTGCGCTGGAAGTCGTCGGGGCGGGATTACTCAACACCACGGCGGTAACGACGGTGGGTTATCTGTTTGACGGCTGCGCGTCATTACACAGCGACGTTAACACGATATTTAATCTTGCGAGTTACCCGGAGATTGTCACCACAACGGCAATATTCAGGAGCTGCGCATTACTCGCCGGCAAAGGCCTGGTATTTATGGGCAAAGTGCCGAACGTCACCGCGCACTATTACGCGTTTTATGCCTGTGCGGGCCTGGACGATTACGACGATTTACCCGGCAACTGGATAACGAACAAACTATGAAAACATTCAATCAATTAAAAAGCCTGATCGACTTTTGTCAGACCGATGCGTTTTTCCTGGAACACCTGAACCGGCTTCAGATCGCTGGTGTGATTTATCTTGATGAAGGCGATATCGATGCTGACCGCAAGACCGTGAGTGATGATTTTTATGATCAACTTGCCAGCGTGTACGGCATTGAGCCAGAAACAAAAAGTGAGGAGGTATAATGGCCACGGGACTGACACTAACTACGGCGGGCGCCGCCGAAATCGAGGCCGCGTATCAGGCGGGGGAGGTGGTGGATATTACCTCCGTGCTGATCGGCGATGGTGGCGGCGTGACATTGCCGACCGATCTCGATGAGCTGGCGGCGGTGACGGCGCTTTTTGGACAGTTTGGCCGTGAAACCTTTGACTCTGATTCAAGCTATGAGGGGTTTATCAGCGGGCAGATCGTTATCAACTGTCAGGATTATCCGGGTAAAACGCTCAGAGAAGCGGGGCTGGTCAGCGCTAAGGGTACGCTCATCGCTTACGGCGCATACCCGGCGACATACCTCCCGGCGCAATCGGATTCAATCATCAAAGAGATCATTTTGACGCTGGTGCTGACACTGACGCACAGCTCAAGTGTGCATCTCATTATCGATCCGGCGCTAGCGACTATCACGCAGGAAACGGGCGATAAACGTTATCTGCGGCGAGCACAAAATCTTTCTGATTTAAACGATACAGAAGAGGCACGGGAAAATCTCGAGCTGGGCAATTCAGCGACACGAGATGTTGGCACAGAGGTGGGAACGGTAGCTGCGGGGGATGACTCGCGCATCACCGGCGCACTTCAGAAAGAAAATAATCTTTCAGATCTGAGCGATACATCTGAAGCCCTAAAGGTGCTGGGACTCAACAGCGACGGAGCGGCCTATAAGGCAATTGTTGACGCCATTTTTTATGTCGGAATTGTTGTCTCTGGCGAGCAAAGTCCAGCGGAGCGGTTCCCCTGGCAGACATGGGCTGACTTAAGCGAAACCTTTGCAGACAGGGTGGTGCGTATTGGTTCTCAGTATGGTGTGACCGGCGGCAGTAACAAGGTAAAACTCGAAGCTGATAATTTGCCGCCACACTGGCATCGTTCAGGTGACAGGTCTCCAGGGGCAACGTGGGACCCTAACACAACCCATGGGACTGATAATCAGAAAAGTGGCCCGCTTGCTCTTACTGAGGGAACTTATGTTGATGTGGCTGGCAAGGGAGAAACCTCAAACAAAGAGGTAGATGTTACTAATGAATACGCCACTTTCTGTATGTGGAAACGCACTGCGTAAAAAATAATTAACAGTGTTCACCAGACCTGAGTTGACAGCACTCTTAGAGTGCTATCATTTAGTACGTTAGCGATAACGTCAAAAATGAAGCTCTTTGTAAGTTAAGTGATTCTTGTTCTAACTCATTGAAATTAATTTATTTTTTTTGTTTCGATCAATAAAGAGCTTGATTTTAAAGCATTATTGAGTATAAATATTCATGAACTATTTTATAAATTATCCGATAAAAAATGGCCGAAAACAAAAAAAAGGTAGTTAGTGATAACCACAGAATAAATAACTTTTGGGATGTCACTTATGATACAAATGTCGATATTAATAGTTTTGTGGCTGCCCGTATATATGAGATTGGTGAACTGTCATTAAACCATAAGCAATTTCAATCATATGTAATTGATTTTAGTTATGAATATCAGGAGCCCGCTGAAGGGACTCTTGACAGTGTAAAAGAAAAGTCGGAAAGGATCTACATTGAAGGTATTCACTTTAATACTTGTGATTTTATTGGTGGAAATGAAGGGAAAAAAATTACTTTTAGAAATTGTGTTTTTGAAAAAGCATATTTTGGCTACTCATGCCTAAAGGATGTGAATTTTGAAAATTGTATATTTTCAAACACCTCATTTGCTTTGACTAAATTTTACAGATGTAGATTTGATGAGTTATGCAGTTTTTCTAAAATTTCTATTTCTGGTAGCAAAACTGTATTTACAGAAAGCGTTATTTCAGCAGGTAAGCTAATTGATGCACTTTATATTTATGCAACAAAAGAATACTGTAGACAGCATCCATCTAAGAAAATAGAGCAAGAAAGATCTAAGATGTATGAGTCTATGGTTAAGCTTGCAAGGAATATATTGGAATCTATTTCGAAAAATGGGGATGATGACCTTTATTATAATGCTGTTAAACAAGTTCATAAGTTGAAGATAAAAGAGAAACATCACAAAAAACTATGGGAAATTAAAAAAAATAAATCAAACAATATATTTAAAAAATTCATTTCCAGTATTTATTATGGCGTTGTTAAATTCGCAATGCCTATTGAAACTTTAATACTAAGAATTTTAGGGTGTCTGAATGGATGGGGTGCAAGTGTCTTTAGGTGCGCACTTTTTGGTTCTTCAATTTTGATCGTATTTTCAGTGATTTATTATCATGTCGGAATAGAGTCAGTTCCAAGTGAGACGGCAATGCTTCCACATGTAATGAAGAGTATTATTCAAAGTTTTGATATTACCTTCTTAGCAGGTTATACTAAATACGTGAATGCTAGAGATGATTATGGTATTCAATTGATTTGTTTGACCAATATGTTGCTAGGTTTGGTTTGGTATGCGATTAGTATCCCCACAGTTATCAATAAAATAAGCATTAACCGTATATGATTGAATTAATTAAGAATGATAGTTTGGATTGCTTGGTCCTCTTTGGCAGTCACGCGACGAATGAAGCTGATGAAGACTCGGATATTGATTTGCTTGGAATAAATAACTCGACTCTGAGGACTGTCAGGGAGAATGGCAAGGTAAATCTTTCGCTATATTCTCTAACCGAGTTGAAGCAAATGGCGAGATCAGGGAATATATTTATTCTTCACGTGATCCTGGAGGGCGTTTGCGTTTTTAACCCAAAGATTTTTGATGAGTTAAAAAATGAATTTCAATATAAAGAAAATTATAATATTGATATTGCAACCGCTTTTTACTTAGCCAATGTCATTCTTAATGAAAAGGATAACATATCTAATTGGGCTGTTGCTAATAAAAGAATATCTTGGTGTGTGAGAACAATTCTGATTTCAATTTCAGTTGAGAATAGGAAACCGGTTTTTTCAAAAAGAAAGTTAGCAATGCTATGTCTTAGTGCAGGTCTTTCATATGAGGACTCTTACCTTTTGGTTGATGCTAAGTCGAATAAAGAGAAAAATGATAATATACTTAACTGTTTGAGTTTTTTTCTTGATTATTATAAAAACTATAATGAAGAGATTGTAAAAAATATTTTCTCGAGTGGTATCGTTGTGGCTACGCTAGATAGCATTCTAAACTCTTCAAATTTTTATGATAGTTGAGAGTATATATTTCCCTTGAAAAGGGAAATATGCACTTATCATTAATGTTGTTTACTATATGACCCTTGCGCTATTTGATGGCTTTATGATGAATGAGGTTACACTTAGACGCAAAAAAACAAATTCTGATATTGTTCTTTTGGGTTTGAATGCCGGTGTCGAATACCGGCAAACCTATCCATCTAGTATTTTGATATGCATGCCCTCTTGCACTTTATTGGAGCGTGTTCAATGCTGTTTTAATTCCATCCTTTAAGGTAGCCATCAGATCACTGACAGAGGAACTTTGCAGCGCCTCCCTGATATCCTCATCAACCCTTTGCAGTGAGAGTGTGAACTCAATTTTTTTCGCCTTACCGTAGCGATCAAACTCCTGATGCGTTTCCTGCAACCCGGTGATGACATACATCCCGTAAATGGACCCGACGCCATCAATCAGCGGCCAGGCCAACCCTGTGTAGGCCATCGTTGAAACTGCACCCAAAGACAGGTTGCCGCCAGTGATTTCAGGATACAGCAATCCACCCAGCGTCAGCTGGTTCTCACCAGCGCCAACGTACTGCCATTTTGCACTACGGCCCACACGATCATTTTTAACGTGCCGCCATTTACGAGACAGCTGCAATTGCTGATAGGGCAGCGTCCTGAGTTCAAATACAAAAAGTCCGAACACCATCATCATAGCTATAACTCCTGTTAATCATGGTCCCGGAACGAACCCCGGGCAGCGCGTTGCTGTTTGTCAATTTCTGCGCGTATCGCTTCGCCAACAAGTCGCGCCAGTTCGCGCGGATTGCTGTTCTGAATGCCGTGCAGATGGATGTGAATATCACCGGAAAAACTATTTCCTTGAGCCGCAGCCGCCGTGTGGGTGCTTTGATTTCGGCGTACCGGTTGCCATGCCTGCGTCTGTTTTATCAATGGTTCGCCAGCGGCAATAACCGGGCGAGCGCTGACAGACTGGCGGACAAGCTTCGACTCCTGCCATTCACCACGCACCGCAAAGGCTGGAGGGAGATTTTTAAATACAATGTCACCCGGCCCGATACGTTTGCGCTTTTCCTCATCTAAAAGGCCTTTGGTGTTATCCGCGATTTGGCCCAGCCGCCGCTCTGTTCCAGAGTTGCCCCCGAGCACATTGGGCGGCGGGGCGCTGCCTTTGCTTGCAGGCTTTTCAGATGACCATTGCCACTCCCTTTTAACCATGCGCCCGGATTTTTCATCCCATTCCCACATAACCGGAATAGCCCTGAGTCTGGCCGCTTCCAGCCTGGCTCTTTCAATGCCATCGGGGATGAGATCGAGCTTCTCCAGTAACCAGCCGACGCCTTCCATTAACTTCTGAAGCGGCCAAAGCAGAACGCTAAGTGCGGTCCCCAGGACTTCGCCAAAAGTCTGCCCGGCGCTGGCGCATTTGTTTAGCGCCTCGCGACTCTCCTCAACGGGCGTTAATACTTTTTTAAACCAGTTCCAGACGTTTTTGACGCCATTCCCAATGACCCCGAAAACGGGCGCCAGCCGGGAAAATGCGTTATAAACTGGCGCGAACCCCTGGATGACGCCTGTAAAAAAACCGCTAAAGAAGGCCTTAATTGGTCCCCAGTATTTCCAGATCAGTACCCCAGCCGCTACAAACGCAGCACCCACTAAGCCGATTGGGCTCAATAGCATTGATAAGCCGCCACTCAGCGCCGCAATTCCGCCTTTCACAATGCCGAAGAGAGCAGGGATCCCGGTTAGCCGCAGTGCCAGCCCGCCAATGCTTTTTGACAGGGCGCCAATAGCAGTCACCGGAGAGGTAAAGGCGCCAAGTAACGCACCGCGCAGTGGTACCATCAATCTGGTTAATACGCTGAGGCGTCCGACCAGGCCGCTGAGTAAAGCACCCCATCCGCTAATTTTTGCCAAGGAGCTACCGCCCGCGGCACTCATCATGCGGAACGTTGATACCGTACCTCCTATGCCGCTCCCGCCGGACAGCAGTGCAAACCCGAGCCTGAGCTTTGCAAGCGGCCCTAAAAGTAAACCAGCAGCTAATGACATCCCGCCAATTACAGCGGTCAGTGCCAGTGCAGTCCCGCCGGCGAGTAACAACGTTTGTGAAAGTCTGGGGTTTTCTTCTATCCAGCTTTGAACAGTGCCAATAACCCGGCTAAGCCCCTGTGTCAGCCTGCGCAATGGGCCGTCTACTGTCTCAGCCACAGAAATACGGAACGCCTCCCACGCGCTGTCCAGTTCCTTCAAATCGCCGCCAAGGTTGTCTTTCTTCTTGTTAGCGACGGCGAAGGCTTCCTGATTTTTATGCGCTTCAGCAATTTGTTCATAGAGTGACTGGAGGTAGCCATCACCTGCGCCGTTGACCAAAGACTGGAGGCTCGTAAAACCCTCTTCTCCGGCGATATCTTTGAAAAATGAAACCTGATCCACCTCGCCAAAGCGGGAAACGCGTTTTTGTAGATCGAGAAGAATATCGAACGGACGTCGCATTTTTCCGCTCGCGTCGGCAGTTTCCACTCCCAGCTCTTTGAGTGCCTTTTTGGCTGCCGTAGTAGGGGAGGCCAGGCGGGAGAGTGAGCGACGCATTGCCGTACCGGCCTCACTACCGCGAATACCCACGCGCGCCAGCGTGCCGGTCATGGCTGCGGCTTCTTCCAGGCTAATCCCAAGTCCCGCTGCTACCGGCCCGACAACTTTCATTGTCTCGCCTAGGCTGCTTAGCGTGGTGTTGGTACGGGTAAATGTACCTGTCAGCACATCGCTGACTCGGTCCATTTCTCCGGCGTCGAGGGCGAACTGTGAAAGAATATTTGAGCCGATGTCTGCTGTTTCACCCAGTTCCATACTGCCTGCCAGCGCCATATTGAGCACGCCGGGCAGTGCGGCACGGATAGCATCTGGGGTAAAGCCCGCCATTGCCAGAAAGGCCTGGCCGCTGGCGGCGTCACGTGTGGTAAAGGCGGTTTCAGCACCGAGTTTTTTTGCCTGAGTACGCAGGGCGGCCAGCTGCGAATCGCTTTTATCGAGCCGCGTCAACGCCTGGACGTTTGACATTTCCTCATCAAAACCAACCGCAGGCGACAGGAAGCGTCCGGCGCCATACCCGGCAGCGGTTGCTGTACCTAATGCAATGGCACCGCCAGAGCGCAACTTCCCGGCCATCTGCTGTGCACCCTCGTAACGTTTACGAGCTTGAGTGACCGCAGCAAGTTGCCGTTTTTCCCGTTCAAGGGATTGGTTGTATTGTTCTGTGCGGCGTATAGCGTTACCGATGGTGGCGCTACTACCGGAAAGCATGACGCCATGCTGGCGCAGGGCTGATGCACTCTCACGGAGGCGGGCCACTTCCGTCACGCGTTTTGCGGTCAATCGATCAAGCCGCTCACCCAGTCGGGACATCAGTGTTTGCTGTTTTTCCGTCAGCGTCCCGTTTTTACGCTGCGCTTCTGACAATCCATCAAAGCGGGCACGGGCACGTGAGATGGAACGGTCGGTTTTGCCGACGGCCGCGGTCATTCGCTGAAAAGTGGCACTGCTCTTATCGAGTCCTTTCAGGGCAGATTGTGTTTTTCTGAGGGAGTCGGAAAGGCCGCCCGCACTCTGGCGGGCAGCATTAACGGGGCGGGTAAATCTGTCGATCGCGCTGAAAGCAACGCGTATATCAAGACTCTTCATCACTGGCACCACTTCGAAGCGCCGCCCGCTTGCGCCAGGCTATCACCTCGCCAAGATCCATGCCGAAAACTTCAGAGGGCGGCCAGTTAAAAATAACGGCAATATCAGCAACCAGATCGTCGATCTGGTCAAACGCAACGGTGATTACTCGCTCTCCGTCTCCGCCACGTTCGACACTCCAGGCTCCGGCGGATTCAAGAAAGGGACCAGAAGCTCTGCCAGCCCGATAAAGTCCAGAGTGTGCATTTCGTTGATTTCTTTTTGTGTCAGCGCAGGTGCGGTGACACGCGTCAACAGCGTGGCAATTGAGTCTGCATCCATATTGGCAACGCGGATAAGATTCAGGCCACGCAACGATCCGGCCTGACTGATGGCGCCGGTGATTTCCACCTGACCGATCTCACTGTCTTTACGAACTACCGGCTGCATCAGCGTGAACAGGTTTTTAGTTTTTTTAGCCATGTTTAAAATCTCCGTGCGGCATCTTTGCCACTCTCTGAAAGGTTATCAATTGCCCATTCCAAGGGCGGAGGTGATGCGGTCCGGGAACATGTTCTGCCCGTTCTTTTTGTAGATGAAATTCAGCAGATCGATTTCGATAATGGGCTGATCATCAATGGAAAATTTGTAATAGGTGGATTTAAAGGTGTAGCTTTCCTCCGTGTCTTCCCCCTGTTTTGAGTCTCCACCGTCGAGTTCAGTAAATCGCCCGCGCAGCTCCACCTCGACAAGCTGGCTTTCGCCATCAGTGAAATATTCACCAGCAAAGCGCAGCCGCGTGCCGTCAATTTCTGCTCCGTATTCGAGAAACAGAGCCTTAATGACGCCGCCAAAAACAACGGTGGAATCCAGCGCGCCAGCCTCAAGGCCGAGATCAACCCCGACCGCACCCAGCATGCCACCGCCTTGATAGTCCTCTACCTTTCGTGACAGTTTGGGGCGAGTGAAAGAGGTCACTTTTCCCAGATAGTTGTCGCCGTTAACAAAGCAGCTAAAAAGCCGCAGTTTGTGAGGGATAGCCATTATTCACCCCCGAGCGACGCGAACGCCGGTTCGTAAAAATCATCAGTAAAGGTCTGGTATAGCGTCAGATCTTCAAGCGGCGGGACCGGGCTGTAGCTATAGCGCACAATCAGTTTTCCCTGGCGCAAATCCGTGGTGCCGTTGTCCAGCGTGTCATACCAGCAGTCAGCGCCGATAAGCTGACCGGCAGTGACTTTTTTGCTGAGAGCAGAGCGGATGCCGCTTACCACATCTTTCACGTTGGCCGGAGTGAGCGGGCTGTCAACAGAGGTAAATTGTGCCTCCGCGATACTGTCCGCCAGGATCTGTGCGGTACGGGTGAACACCTCGAAAGTGTAGGTTTCGGTGTCCGTGGTGCGGTTACCCCAGAAGCGGAAACCGTCACGCTTGATAAGCGTTGTGATTTCGTTGTTGTTAAGCTCGTTCGCGTCGCTGTCTTCTGCCTGTAATGCCCAGAAAACATCCTTCGAAATACCGAGAACGTTATTCACCACAACATTCGACAGCGATTTGTGCCAGCCCTGGCTGTTATCGATAGCGGCGCGCAGGCCGCAGGCGTAAGCCGGGGCAGGAAACGTTTCGTTATTATCCGTCAGGGGGTTGTAAGCGATAAAGTCCGGCCAGATCAGCATAAGCTCGCGGTAAGCGAAGGTTTTGCGATAAGCGATAGCCTCCGCCATGGTCGCGCAGCCGTTGCAACCGGCATAAACAAAAGCCCGCAGATTCTGGGCAATCACGCAAAGCTGTGACGTTACCTCCTCGGTGTCGTAGTCCGGCACCGCCAGGATGCGCGGGCGATAGCCGGTTTTGGCCTCCGCCGTCAGCAGGGCATACATTCCCGTGTAGCTGTCGCCATCTGTTCCGCCAATAACGGCCTGAGATTGACTGGCGCCGTTATCGGAAGCCTCTTCCACCCGGACAATCACAACACGCGGGCTGCACTGATCGGAAATGGCTTTGAGAGCTTTGTAAAGTGACCCGGTTTTACCTGCCTTGCCGAGGACGTTACGCACCCGAGTCAGCAGAACCGGCGTATTGAGCGGGAAGGTTTCCGGATCGGCGTCATCAGCAACCGCGACAATACCGATCACGCTGGAATCAATGTCATTGATTGCCTGCTGTAGGTCGGTATTTTCGCGAGAGCGGACGCCGTGAAAACGAGTTTCAGACATAAGTTCACCATCATGTTGCTCTTTGAGTTCAGGGCCATATTCAACGTTAAGTCTGCTGGCGTCGCCTGGTTGCCGGTCTGCCCGTTCGCTGACAACAAAAAGGGATTCAGCCCCGCGCGCGGGCATGGAATCATCAGCAAAAAACGGGGGAGTTATGTCGATAGCAGACACGCTAACAACAGCAGCCGAAGGGTATTTAGAAAAATTAAGTGAGGTCGTAAAGACACCGGATTTTAGTATCACGTTGGGTGGGGTCGCCCTGACTGAACTGGCCGACCGCATCACCTCGCTATCTGTTACAGATAACAACGGTTTTGATGCTGATCAGCTAACTCTGTCAGTAGATGACTCTGACGGAGTAACGGATTTACCCCCACGCGGTGCGGAGCTGGCGGTGTCCATCGGCTGGCTGGGTGAGGCGTTGATCTACAAAGGTCTCTACACCGTTGACGAGGTGGGGCATAGCGGGCCGCCGGATGTAATCGACATCACCGCGCACAGCGCTGATTTTCGCGAAGAGATGAACGTCAGGCGGGAGGTGTCCTGGCATGATGTGACGGTAGAGCGGGTGGTATCGGCCATAGCCCGGCGTTATGACCTGAAGCCGATGATTAGCGAGGCCCTGATCGACATTGAGATCGACCATGCGGATCAGACCGAAGAGAGCGACATGTCGTTTTTAACGCGCATGGCGGAGATGTTGGGGGCCATTGCCACCGTGAAAAATGGCTGTCTGCTGTTTATCCTGCCTGGGGGCGGCGTCAGTGCATCCGGTAGGGCGCTACCATCGGCTGAGATAACCCGTGCCAGCGGAGATCGTCACAGGTTCCGCATTGCCGATCGTGATGCTTACACTGGTGTGCGGGCGTACTGGCTGGATCTTAATTTCGGCAAGAAAAAACCGATCAAGGTCACTAAGCGCAAAACAAATACTGCCAGAAAAAAGGCTGTGGAGAAAAGCAGCCGGCCGGAGGGGGATTACATGGAAGGCGCTGAAGGTAACGTGTATGTTTTGCGTAAAACCTATCAGAACGAAACGGCGGCCAGGCGCGCAGCTGCGGCAAAATGGATACAACTCCAGAAAGGCGCAGCACAGTTTTCGATAACCCTGGCGCGCGGCCGCGCCGATTTATACCCGGGTATGCATCTGACCGTGTCGGGCTTTAAGCCTGAAATCGATACTCAGGATTGGATCATTGCCAGAGCGGAACATGTAATCGGTGATAACGGATTTACCACGAAAATGGAGCTTGAAGCGAAAATAAGCGACTGGATTGCAGAAACTGAACAGTAGCGGCCATAATAGCCGTGAGTTCAACTCCCTATGGGAGATCATCATGTTTGTTTGTCCCTACTGCGGCGCAAACGCCCGCACCCGCACCAGCCGCCGGTTAAGCGAGTTCACCATCCGGCAATACCATCAATGCCAGAATCTTGAATGCAGCGAGTCATTCACGACACTTAACACCGTAGAGCGCAGAGTAACAAAGCGCTCAACCAGCGCAGATCCTTTACCGCCAGGATTTATCCCCGGCGACGCTTTCCCTGCTTCTCATTACGGGAACAGTCAACTTAGTCTTGCGGTATAAAAATAGCCCCCTGGAAAGGGGGCTATTCTTGTCAATGTGGTCGATATGTGGACACTTTTGAAATAAATCCTTTTATTTCAATTTATTAAATTCCAAAAAAAAGCCCCGTCGGGGGCGACGGGGAAAAACTCATTGATTATGGAATGATCTGTTCTCTGGTCAGTTCGAGAACAGGGCTACTCTACGGGGGAAAAGTGCAGGCAAGATGGAGAAAACGTGGAGATTCAGGCTAAAATCCCCGGGCATTCAGGAAAGGGAGGAACAATGAAAAAGCTACTGGCTATTCTGCCACTGGTATTAGCCGGCTGTGCCCAGCCGCAGCCCACTGCGCCGACGAAAACCATCGGCATGCCCAACCCCGCGGCGGTATACTGTCAGCAATCCGGCGGCACCCGGGTGCCGGTGCAAACGCCGCAGGGCGTCAGCACCCAGTGCAAACTACCCAGCGGCGAAACCCTCGACGAGTGGGCGCTGTGGCGCCGGGATCATCCGGCTAAATCGTAACCGGCAGGGCCGCCAGCCAGGCGGCCAACACCCGGGCATGATTCTGCTCGGTGTTCTTCGCAGCGTACAGCAGCGTCAGCGGCTGGCGTTGCGCCAGCGCCGCCAGCCGCAGGCCCGTTTCGCGATGGGCGTCGAGCTCCTGACGATAGCGCTGGCTGAAGTGGGCGAAATCGATCGCCTCGCCGTGAAAGGCTTTGCGCAGCTCAGCGGAAGGCGTTAACTCCTTACACCACTCATCACAGGCCAGCGCCTCTTTTTTAATCCCCCGCGGCCAGAGACGGTCGACCAGCACCCGATAGCCGTCGCTGCTTTCCTGCGGGTCATACACCCGTTTACACTGAATCAT